CCAAACATTTCCTGTAGAGGCAATATGACATTTCGTATCGCAGCAAACGTATTCCCGTCTGTCAATAATCTACCGACACTGAACGACTCGTTTTCCGACCTGCTGGTTAACGGCTCTCTGTCGCTGATTGATAAACCTAATCTGCAACTGGCGAATGGACTCACCCCGGGCGCATCAATCGGCAACCTGGCAGAGGCGTATGCGAAATCGCAAACGGGCAGTGCTACGGCAAACGCGTATATCTCTAATATTCTGTCGGCCAACTACCCGACAGCGACAACCGATTTTTCGCAGTATTTCAAAACAGAACTGACCGCGCGAGGCGGTCTGCATGTTGTTCCAACGCTGGGGAATAACCCGGATAAGGCGATCGGGCTGGCCATTCGCACGCTCTCTAACAGTGTAATGACTAGCGTCCTTAGTACGGCAAAGGATATCTATATAGACCTGTGGTGCCGGGTGACGAGACTACCGGTTGTTAATGCCACCGGCTCTGCTGGCTGGAAAACCACAAAACTGCACCTGATTGGGATGAACGGTGATTCTCCGACATCAGCATCAAATCTGGCGTCGCTGCAGTACGACCTTACGGATACGTCACTACCTGCCGCACCGTATCCGTCCGACTCAACCCAGTTGCTCTCTGAGAAATATCTGGTGAGCGGCATGGGGTTAAATGAAAACCGGATGCTGTGTAGTGCGGTATCGCACCCGGCAGTATCGCTGGCCGCGCCGTCAATACCGTTTACGATTTTTGAGGGGAACTACAACGGCACAGGCATCATCATTTACAGCAGCTATATGGAGGATTTAACAACGTCAGGGCGCACCGCAGACGAGGTGGCCGCAATCCGCAAACGCGATTTTAATGCGGCATTTGCACTGGGCGGGCGATTCTATAAAGACAGCTGGACTATCTAACAAAATGCGGCTGTCATGAAAATTGATAGCCGCTCGTTTATCGCCAGGGATGGAGAAGCGATCGAGGGCGAAGCCCTGGACGATGTTACGGTCATCGGGGTCGTGACATTTACTATCTGCGATGTTCGTTCTGATAATTCTATTATTTAACTGGGGTATATATGGCGCTGAAGCTATTAGCAAATAATAACGCAAAGAGTGTTCTCGCTGCGGGTATTAGTGCGTCCGCTACCGTTATTACCGTGGGAACTGGAGCGGGGGCTTTATTCCCTTCCCCTGTATCTGGGCAGAGTTATTTCAAATTAACGGTAACCGACGCGGCCACAAAAACAATTTCTGAAATTATGCACGTTACGTCTGTATCCGGTGACGTGATGACAGTAATTCGTGGTCAGGAAGGTACAACGGCACGTGTATGGTCAACGAATGACATTGTCGCGAATTTAATGACCGCCGGATCATTGTTATCGTTCCTGCAGATCAGCAATAACCTGTCAGAAATTAAAGATGCCGGTGATGATGCGGTAAATGCAGCCCGTTATAACCTCGGAATATCTGATTTCTCTGGTTTTGTCGGGCGTTCTCTTGGCGCTCCAAAAGCTTTCTATGCAAACGGAACCTATACGCGATCTCCTCTGGCCCGTTATGCAAAGGTAACGTTGACCGGTGCCGGCGGCGGCGGTGGCGGATGCCAGGCCTCCAATAATACAGAAACCTTCTCCGGTGCTGGCGGCGGCGCGGGCGCGACCATTATCGTATGGGTTGACTTATCTGCTGCCAGTTCATATGCGATTACTGTCGGAAAAGGTGGTGTGGGAGGCGTTGGCGCAGTAAGTGGTGCAGATGGTGGGGCCACCTCGTTTGCCAGCCTGTTCTCAGCTCCTGGCGGGAAAGGCGGCGTGAAGTCAGGAGTGTCCAATACCGCCGGCGGCGCCGGAGGTACGGCGGCGGCCGGAGACATCAGGATCAACGGAGGTACCGGCTCAGATGGCCAGACAGGCACGAGCCTTTTGACGGGTAACGGTGGGGCGTCGTATTTTGGCGGCGGTGGCCGGGCAGGGGCTCAGGCCGGTATTGCTGGCTCAGCTCCAGGCTCCGGTGGTGGTGGCGCGTATGACCTCGGGTTTACCAGCACGGCTTATACCGGCGGCGATGGCGCGGATGGCATCCTGATCCTGGAAGAATTCGCGTGATGGGGCTGGGTGAGACGGTTTTGGGACAATCATAGTTTCTTAACCGTTTTCATCTCTTTCTAACTTTTCGCATCATGGGACGTGTGAGCGCAGGAATGACGCGGTAAGTATATGAATTAGCGTATAGTTCTAGGAACTTCTAAGCCGTGGGTCGCAGGTTCGAATCCTGCAGGGCGCACCATTATCACATCCACTAAAGTCTCCCAAAGTCTACTCATCCCAGTAAATACGCGCTATAGCCATAAATCTCATTCTCTCAAGGTCTACTAACGTCTATTGAAATCCACACCTAAATGGGGGCATCATTGGGGGCATTATCAGGTTCAATAAAGTAGATGCCCCCAAATGAAGCTCACCGCCACTGAAATCAAAGCCGCCAAACCCAAAGATAAAGCCTACAAGCTCTCTGATGGCGGGGGAATGTACCTTGAGATCTTCCCCAACGGCACTAAAAGCTGGCGCTTAAAGTATCGCATCGGTGGTAAGGAAAAGCGCGTCGTGTTCGGTGTCTATCCGACAGTCACCCTGGCAGAGGCCAGGGCAAGGCGTGATGAGGCAAAAAGAGTGCTGGCCGCTGGTGGCGATCCTGGACAGGAAAAGCAGGCAGAGAAACAGGCTAAGGTGATGGCTGTATCCAACAGCTTCGAACGGCTGGCGCTGGAGTGGCACGAACACAAGACGCCGAACTGGTCTGCAGGCTATGCCAGTGACATCCTGGAGTATCTGAAAAAAGACATCTTCCCTTATATAGGTGCGCGGGCGATCACTGACATTAAACCCGTGGAGATGTTAGCCGTGCTGCGCAAGATGGAACAGCGCGGCGTTCTGGACAAGCTCAAAAAGACGCGGCAGGCGTGCCGGCAGATATTCACCTATGCAGTTATCACCGGTAGGGCAGAGAATAACCCTGTGGTGGATCTCGCCAGCGCCCTGAAGGCTCCGAAACAAAAGCACTTCCCCCATTTATCGGTTGAGCAGATACCCGATTTCCTTCGAGCCCTTAATGACTACAGCGGTAGCCTGGTGACCAGGAACGCCACCCGCCTGCTGATGCTCACTGGATTGCGCACTATCGAGCTGCGTGCTTCCGAGTGGGCTGATATCGACTATGAGAAGGAGATCTGGAATATCCCGGCAGAACGGATGAAGATGCGGCGGCCGCATATCGTTCCAATCACCAGCCAGGTGAAAGAGCTTCTGGAGGAAGTTCGCCAGCTTACCGGGCGTGGGAAATATGTTTTCCCTGGGAGGAATGATGCAGGTAAGCCGATGAGTGAGGCCAGCATTAACCAGGTAATTAAGCGCATTGGCTACGATGGGAAGGCAACGGGCCACGGATTCCGCCACACCATGAGTACCATTCTGCACGAGCAGGGATATAACACCGCGTGGATTGAAACGCAGCTGGCGCACGTCGATAAGAACTCCATTCGCGGTACTTATAACCATGCGCAGTACCTCGACGGCCGCCGGGAAATGCTTCAGTGGTATGCCGACTATATGGAGGCCCTGGAGAACGGCGGGAACTTGGTGCATGGATTGTTTGGAAAGCGAGCATAACGTACTGGACATGTAAACAGTAGTGATCTATATTGAACCTTAGTGGACGTTTAATGCTCTTTAATAACACGGCCCTGTGAATACACAGGACTTTGGCCCTGAAAAAGGGCGATATCCCTGAAATATTCATAACTTGGCTGTGAACTGCTCACTCTTAAAGCGAGTGGTTAACCTAGTGCCGAGATGGGTCTGTGCTCTTTATCAGTCAGCCGCCTACCGAAGACGGGAGGCACACAACAATCCCATCGATACATGATCTTTTAAAAATCTGCCCGCGCCGATACAGGTGCAAACATAGCAATTCCCTACAAATAACTGTTTGTATTTGACTTGAAAAAGTTAAGATAATCCTTGTATTTCTGGCGATTTATTGAAGGGGCGGTGTTTTTTTAAATATTAAACCTCATAAACTGAGGGGAAACTAACAAACTTCACCCTCCTTTTCATAAACATCAAATCAACTCATAAAAATCATCAACCACAAATGCTCGCATGTTGTGGTTTTTTTTATTTATAAACTGGAATCAACAATAAACCTGCCATTTGATGGTTAGGTTCTTTTGTTGTGTCCGCAGCATAAGGCGTTATTCGTATGACTCAAGCAAAGAAGTTAATACGCTTTTCTGAAGCGCTAGATCGTACCGGCTATGGCAGGTCATGGCTTTACAAACTCATTGCACAGCAACGCTTTCCGCAGCCAGTGAAGATTGGTGCCCGTTCAATCGCGTTTGTAGAAAGTGAAGTTGACGAGTGGATTAATCAGCGTATCGCTGAATCACGCGGTGAGGTGGCCTGATGGAAAAAGAAAACCGCCCCGTACAGCAGGCGGCTAACTCAGGTACTCGCAGCACTGATGTTACGCCACCAGCCCGCACCGTTCAAGCGCCCCGCCGCACTCCGAAGAAGCACCGTGCCCGCGTTTACATGCTACGTACCGGCGTTGAGGGATGGACGGAAAACGACATCCTGCGCTACTGCCGCCTCTCTTCCGGCCGCAATTACGCGACTGAGATTGAGCGCCAGCTCGATATTAATCTGGAGCGCATAGAGCAGAAAAACCCGGATGGCATCGGCGCCCACTTGCGCTACCGGTTCATCTGCCGCGCTGACGTTCTGAAGGTTATCCAGTACGTCAACCATATGGCCGCCATTAATCAGCACCACGGCCTTTCTGCGCAGGATATTACCGACATTCTTAACCTCTACCCGGATAACTTCACCGCCGCATAACGGAGCCGACAATATGAAATTAAATAATATGACCTTAACCGGTCAGGGCATCGCTCAACCCAAAGCCAGCCAGAGCGATATATTGAAGGCCAATGAGGGAGATATTTCCGTTATCCGGTTCGAGGGGAAAAAAGTGCGCATCGTCAGCCTGGATGGTGAACCGTGGTTTATTGCCAAAGATGTTTGCGAGGCGCTGGAGATATCAGATCACAAAGTCGCTTTGCGTCGATTAGATACTGATGAAAAGGGGGAGTGTTTAACACCCACCCCGGGTGGATTGCAGGTAATGCGCACTGTTCGTGAGTCCGGCTTCTACAAACTGATCGCCCGCAGCCGCAAGGCATCCACTCCCGGCACATTCGCCCACCGCTTCAGCAATTGGGTATTCCGCGAGGTAATCCCTTCCATCCGTAAAACCGGATCCTACGGAGTGCCGTTCGCATTCCTGAACGACCACACCCGGCGCAAAGAGCTGTATACGAAGAAAGCCAGCAAGCGCGGTAAAGACCTTCAGGCGTGCAAAGGCGAGAAGTCCCGGCTGGCCGCAGAAGAAATTGAACTGTGGCGTAAGTATCAGCCTGGTTTGCCGGAGGTTCACTGATGAATAAGCCCACCAACTTACCCATCCCAGATCACACCTACCGCGACGCTCACGGGGCGCTAGTGCGCGTGTCTGCTGTTCAGCACAACCGCGTGACGTTTTACCGCGACGGATACCAGCACCCATGCGTACAGCCGATTGAGCGCTTTATGCAGGAGTTTACGGAGGTGGCGCAATGATTGCCGTCCAGAGTAAGGGCTTGCCACTGGCTGGCCGCAAAATAATGAACCTCAGTTCAACTAAGGGCCATCCTGACAAGCCTCATATCGAACCCGACGTTAACGGGCTGCCCCTGTCGATGGTAGACCAGTGGCAGGAGTACCCGACGAAACGTACCTTTGCCGTTTCCGTGCCTACAGAGCTGCGCCGCCAGTATTACCCGAATGATGCCGCATTCAGCCAGGCAATGCGCAAAGCCGGTTATGTGCCGGTACGCACCCGCAAGCTGACGGGGAAGGACGCCCGTTTCTGGCTGTATCGTGTGACGGGAAGTGATAAGGAGGTTGTCGCAGCGGAACCCGCACCACGCAAGGCTTCCGCGCCTGTTGTCCAGACCATGACGAAGCCGCATCCGTGGTTTAAACGGGTAGCTCTCGATGGGAAATGGCAGCACGTCTACGCCGATCACATCCACCTGCTGACGAAGAAGCGCCACCGGGTTGATGGTGTGCGCGTGCAGGGGTATAGCGCCGTCGGGCTGACTGTCGAGGTGATTGCATGATGAGTTTTTGCAACAGTACGCGCCCGCGCGAGGGCTTGCCGCTGGTTGGCCTTAACCGAATAGCCGCCGAAGCCTGCGCAGCATGGAGTTTTGCGACAAGTACGCGTGAGGGAGTTTTCGGCACAGTACGCGCGCACGCGCGAGGCCTCGAAGGTTTTTCCGCCATCACTACGCGAGACGGAAGTCACGTTCGTCGCAGTGAGTTTTTAGAGTCCATAAAAAAGGGCTTGCGGTCTGGAGGCGTCCCGGTCTATGGTTATAGCGCACCAGCAAAATCTGGTGCCAGGATTGGCGTCCTGGTAAAGTTGTCGGCGACACATGACGCGCCAAGCGTCTTTTTTTGTGTCGTTAGCTCAGTACACCCTTTTTTCAGCGGTACGGCGTTACTCCGTATCTGCATCAGAATTATGGTGGGCTGGGCGGGGGCTTCTTCGGAAGCGCCGGTTCCCGATAACGCCGGTTACGCCAACCCTGTCCAGTCCATCACCAGTGAAATTGGCGTTTCCGGTGATGGGTTTAATCCCCAGTTATCGGAGGCTGCCACATGCTGGCTACTATCCCTACCCAAAAATCGCAATTTATCTGGATTATCGCAGCAGTTCGCCGCGATATACCGACAATTTCCGCAAAAATTCATCACGTCGCCGCACCGACTGAACGCGAAGCACGCCGTACACTGGCGCGGGATCACATCTGCTTTTTCGCAGGCCGCATCCGTGTGGAGGTGGCTCATGCTTAAAACATACGACCTCCCTTATGACCCGCTTGAACGCATTAACCACCTGATTGTGATCATCGACCTGATAGCAGATCTCGTAAGCACCGAGTCGGATAATCGTGATGAATATCTGGCCGCGCTTGCAGAAATGCTGTCAGTGGCTACGAGCGACCTTTACGGCACCCTGCAGAGTAACCAATTGCCGGAGGTGAATGTATGAGCCAGTTAATTCCGTTTCGTGACCCGCTGAAAAACGTCATTCGCGATATTGAGGCCGGGGATTTATACGCCCGGAAGTTGCTGTCCTTATGGGATGAACACCTACACGAAAAGCTAAGGGCTGCTAATCCGCAGGCAGCGGCTCGTTTCCGCACATTGATTTTTGAAACTGCCGCAGCTACAGACCGGGCTGGCATGAGACTGAAGAATATTCAGGGAGGCAAAGCATGAATACCAATATTTGTTTTCCTCATCCTGAAGCAGAAATTGCCAATGCGGCGCTGTTACGTGAAGAGTCATATCCGCCCAACTTTACACAGGCAGAACGTACACGAGAAAGAATGACTCGCGCCCGTACCGGGCTGGTTCACGTTATGTCCGAGCTTCTGCCAAGTGCTGAGCAGGAGCAAGGCGAGGCTATCCACTACTGGCTTGATGCCGTTCTGTCGATTGTCGATATCACCAAAATTGATGCGGAAGGCCAGCTATGAGCCATGAAATCACCATTGAGCAGGCAGTTGAACGCGCCTGCCAGGCAGAAACCATCTGCCGACTGATAGAAAGCTATCCGCACCGCTTTGAGGATAGCGAGATTACGGCTATGGCGTCACTGTTACAGCGCCTTACAGGTAGTTTGGCTTCCTGGTTCATTGAAGAACAGGCGCAGCGCGGAGGTAAGTCATGAATCCGGTATCTCTTTGTGACGCTAAGTGCCGCGTTCAGCAGGCGCAGGAAATGCTTTCCCTCTGGCTGGAAGCAACAACAAATGACGACCGAACCGCCAATCTGCTGGGGGGGGTACTCACCATGTTGGATGGCATACCAGATGTAATGGATGCCGCAGAGGGTGAATTGTGCGTGATGGATGCGTCAACGCGCTCAGGAGGCAAGGCATGAGGAACAACTCTAAGACTAAGCACGACCTGGTTGCGCAGGATGCGCTGACGAAGATAACGGCGCTGCTGAAAGCCGCGCAGTGGCTTACCAGTACCGAAGATGAAAAAGGGCTGATGCTGGAGCTGATTGGTGCTGCTGAGGATGTTGCTACCCGTGCGCTGGAGGGCTGCCAATGAGCAAATTAATCGCGTTCCCAGGCACCTCATCGGAACCAAAACAGACCCATGCCGAAGCCATACCCGACGGGATTAACGTCATGGAAATGAACGCAGATGGCGTTTACCAGCAGGTGCGTATGATGGGTTACTCTGCAGCGATCCGGCAGCTTGATAACGGCACTTACGACCATGATTTACCCGCCGGGATGCACGTTGTGGCGGCGATATGGGAGGCAGAGCGTAAAGGGTATTACAGCCCGAGCGACGAACGTCGGGCGATTGTCTGGCGCTGGCTTGTCGCGTGTCTGTTCATTCTGGAGCAGATGGACAAAAACGGCACCGTTGACGTGGTAAACGAGGACGGCGGCACAGACCGGGCGGTGAAGTACGTCGGCAGGCATGGCGGCATATCCATTTACCCGGCGACTGAGCGCTTTTCACTGGCTAATCACATTGAGGGGCTGGCGCTGGAGAAGTACGGGGCAGGCACCGGGTTATTGCTGGCTGTCCAGATGTATCAGGCCATGACGGAACCTGTGCCGGGTGATGGGTTGAAGTTGTCACGGATGGGCCGTGAAGGGCTGGAAATGCTTCACGACGGATTCATTGAAATGCTGAACACCGAAGGGATGCCAGCAGAGCCGACGGCGCACTAAGGGGGATGTATGCAGATTGATTATCAGGACTCCGGCGCTATTGCCAGAATCACGATCCGCAGCAGCTTGTTGGGAATGTGCAAGCACCGCCGGGCGGTTGATGCGGCAATGCTGTGCTCAGCGGTGACGGCGCGCACCTCTGGACTGCTGTTACTACGCACTGTGATCACCGGAAAGACGCCTGCAGTGATGCGGGCCTACAAAGCAATCACACAGGAGGCCGCGCGATGGGCGTAATTACTAAAAACTTCCGACTCAACGCGCTGGCTAACCAGTACGCGGCGACGCTATACAGCCACGTCACCGCCACCAGCGGTGGCGAGTATTTCACGATTGATGCTGACGGAGAATCCATCCGGGTGAACATTGTAGGCGGGGTACGCGGCGTGCGTGACCTTATTGATGGTTATGGGCTTGAAGCACTCAGGGAGAGTTACCCGCAGCAGTGGGAAAATATCGGGATATCGTTGCTGAATCGCTGCGTTACTTCTGAAGGGATAACAGAGTACGGGCGCGAGATATGGCAGAACATGGTTAACGATATGGGCGCAACGGTGGCCGGAGGTTCATATGCGTGAGAATGCAGAATTAGCGCTCAGCTCCGAAATCGGCGAGCAGGTAGCAAAGATTGCTGGGGCGGTGTGGGTTCATAACCTTCATACCACCGGTGAAGAAAAAATGACGATTCAGACTCCTGAGGGGCGCGTGATTGATACCTCTCTGCTGCCGTCAGATGTTTGCGACCTGATTTGCGCATTCATGTACCCGGCTATGAGGGCAGTTCACGGCGAAAAGTGGAAGCTGGCCACAACCGCTGAGTTTGATATGTGGCTCAACGCAGAGGGGCTGCTGACAGATTACGGCATCACCAAATGGCAACTGCTGGTTAACCATATCGCTAATGCCATAGACCATGTGGGGTACGGTGATGCGAAACATTGATTTTATCCGTGCAGTCACTGCCGAAGCCTCTGACAACTGGCCTCATGTACTGGCTGGCCTGCATATCGACGTTCCCGATTCACCACGGAAACACGCCCCATGCCCGGCGTGTGGCGGTACGGATCGCTTCCGATTCGACGACAACGGGCGCGGTAGCTTTATCTGCAACCAGTGCGGCGCAGGTGACGGGCTGGATTTAATTAAGCGGGTTAATAACTGCGACACCACCGAGGCGGCACAGCTTGCCGCTGGGGTGCTGGGTATTGATTACCGGGAAGCGGAAACAGACCAGAAAGCAGGCAGCCAGAGCCGGGAGCAGGCGGAGGCCGAACGTCAGCACCGGGAGCAGAAGCGCCAGCAGCAGGCGGCACAGGACGCAGCGCAGCGCCGGGATGCGTTTGCCCGGCTGTACGATGAAACGCGCCAGAAGGCGGTACCGGGCGAATCTCAATACCTGAATGCCAAAGGGCTGAACGGCTTCTCCTTCCCCATTTTGCCGAATGGATCGTTACTTCTACCGCTGGTGGACGACTCCGGCGCAATCGTGGCGGGTCAGACCATTACCGCACAGGGGGTAAAGCGGCTCCTGAAGGGGTCGGCAAAGCGCGGAGCATTCCACGCCGTTAACGCAACAGAACAGCCAGAGACGGTAGTCATTGGCGAGGGGCTTGCTACCGCCCTGACGTGTCACTTAATTAGCCCTGACGCGCTGGCGGTGGCCGCAATCGACGCTGGAAACCTTCCACACGTCGCTAAGGTCATGCGCCGGAAGTACCCGCAGGCGCAGATTGTCATTGCCGCAGATAACGACTGGCACGACGACGAGCCAAACACCGGGGGGATGGCAGCGATTAAGGCGGCGCAGGCCGTAAGTGGATGGGTAACGATGCCACCTGGAGACCATAAGGCAGACTGGAACGACTACCACCAGCAGAACGGTCTGGAAGCCGCTACAGCAGCCTTTAACGATTCGATGTATCAACCGCAGGGGGAAAGCGTGAAACCGCAGTTACAGGCTATTGAGGGTGGTAAATCCGGCCAGCCAGAGAAAGACCCGCTGAAGCCACACGTTGAGAGCCGCTCAGACGGCGTTTTCTGGGTGACGCCGAAAGTGGATAAGGACAGCGGCGAGGTTATCAACCAGGAGGCGTGGCTGTGTTCCCCGCTGGAGGTGGTAGGTACCGGGCGGGATGATAAAGACCAGTACCTGATTATCCGCTGGCAGGCATTCGGCGCTGACGCCCTGACGACTGCCGCAATCCCCCTGGCTGATATCGGCGAACGCGAGGGGTGGCGAACGCTTAAAAATGGCGGTCTGAAAGTCACCACCAAAAGTAGCCTGCGGGCTATCCTGGCCGACTGGCTACAGCGCAGCGGTGCACGGGAGTTGTGGCGCGTCGCTCACGCCACAGGCTGGCAGTGCGGGGCATACATCATGCCGGACGGGGAAGTTATCGGAACGCCGGTACACCCGGTACTTTTCAATGGCCGCAGCTCTGCCGCTGCAGGATATGCCGTTAAGGGCACGCCTGAGAGCTGGCGCAGCAGCGTTGCGCATCTGGCTGCAGGTAACTACTCGATGATGACAGCGACCGCCGCCGCACTGGCCGCGCCGTTGATTGGGCTGGTGGGCGCTGACGGGTTTGGCATTCACTTCTACGAGCAGTCGAGCGCGGGTAAGACCACGACGGCAAATGTCGCCAGCAGCCTGTATGGCGACCCGGATTTACTGCGCCTGACGTGGTACGGAACGGCGCTGGGGCTGGCTAACGAGGCAGCAGCCCACAATGACGGTCTGATGCCACTTGATGAAGTCGGCCAGGGCTCTGACCCGGTGAGCGTATCGCAGTCGGCTTACGCGCTGTTTAACGGCGTCGGTAAATTGCAGGGGGCGAAGGAAGGAGGCAACCGGGATCTGAAACGCTGGCGTACCGTGGCAATCAGTACCGGCGAAATGGATTTAGAAACCTTCATAGCGGCCGCCGGGCGCAAAACCAAAGCCGGACAACTGGTGCGCCTGCTGAATATCCCGCTGAGTAAGGCGGTTCACTTCCACGAGCACCAGAACGGCAAGCAGCACGCCGACGCGCTGAAAGCAGCATACCAGCACCACCACGGAGCCGCCGGTCGGCAGTGGATTAAGTGGCTGGCTGACCACCAGCAGGAGGCCACAGAGGCAGTCCGGGAGTGCGAAGCCCGCTGGCGCAGCCTTATACCTGCAGACTACGGCGAGCAGGTACATCGCGTGGCCGCCCGGTTCGCCATTCTGGAGGCGGCGCTGCTGCTGAGCGCCGGCATCACCGGCTGGGATGCTCAGACCTGCCGGGATGCGGTACAGCACAGCTACAACGCGTGGCTGCGGGAGTTCGGCACCGGTAACAAAGAGCATCAGCAGATTATCGAGCAGTGCGAGGCATTCCTGAACGCATACGGGTTCAGCCGCTATATGCCATACCCTGAACCCTGCCCGCGCGACCTGCCGATAAAAGACCTTGCCGGGTACAGAACGGGAAGCATCCAGAATGACGGGGATAAGTTTGTTTTCTACACCTTCCCGGCAACGTTTGAAAAAGAGATAGCGCAGAACTTTAACCCGAAGCTGTTCGCTAAGGTTCTCGCTCAGGCGGGGATGCTGGAGGCCAGCCAGGACAGATACCGACGCAAAGCGTTAAAGCGTATCGGCGGGAAGCAGCACACTTTTTACATCCTGACCTATCAGCCAGAGGATGATGATTAAGAGGAAAACTAAACATTCACACATGAGGTGAAAATTAACGGGTTATACGGGTTACAGGTATCTTTTTAATGCTAATGGTTTGTTTTTAAAGGAATCACGTAACCCGTGAATAACCCGTTTTAAGGCTGTTATAACCCGTTTTACCCCATGAATAACCCGTAACGCTGCGAAAGTATTTGTCACCTGGCTGGCAGAGCCTGAATCAAAAACGGGTTACGGGGGAGAGCAAAACGGGTTACGCGATTACTTTTACGGGTTACGATTTGAATGATATTTGAACAGGTAAAAATTAAGGTGTTGATAATAAATAATAAAATATAGTTAGCGGGCTAAGATAACCCGATAACCCGTATAACCCGCGCACTTTTTTATATCTATAGAGAAATTTTATTGGAGTAGTAAACGATGGCAGCACAGATATCAGCATACGGTAGGCTGGTGGCCGACCCACAGACCAGAACGACCAACAGCGGCACCAGTATGACAATGGCGAGACTGGCGGTGGCGCTGCCCTGCAATGCGGAGGAGAACGGAGAGGCCACCTTCTGGCTAGGCGTCATTGCCTTTGGGAAGCAGGCTGATGCGCTGGCGAAACACCAGAAGGGCGAGCTGGTGAGCGTGGCGGGCAACATGCAGCTTAACCAGTGGACGGCGAAGGACGGCGGCACGCAGCAGGGTTATCAGGTGCTGGCCGATAGCGTGATCAGCGCCAGAACGGTACGACCTGGCGGCAAGGCCGGGCAGCAGGGACAGGCCACTGATGCCCTACCTCGGCCCCATGAGCAGCAACCGCTATCGACCGGGTATGAAGGATACGACCAGGCACCGCCGTATGACGATGATTTTTGATTGGGATGTGTGGTTTTTTTGCTGATAAAAGTCGGTATTTAATGATTCAAGCTGCTATTTTAATAATCCTTTGAGCGGCTTCGAATGCACTGTTTACAGGAATGAAATTAATATCTTCCTTTAAAGCTAACTCAGTTAGTTCATTAACATAGCCACGCATGCTGGCAACGGTTTTAGGTGGGATCGTTGGATCGTCAAATGAAGGAATGCCAACAATAACATCAAGTGTATTTGGCTTTAAAACCATACTGGAACGAGAAAGTGATTCTAAATCATATACTTTTGCTTTAATGGAATTAATCGATGCTGATAAACGACTAGGTACCATTAACCCAAAATTAGATGCATAAATATCATTATAGAATCCAAAGCGTGTGTGCAACTGTGCACTTGATAGCTGGACACGTGTACCAAAATAATCTGAAAGCTTCGGATTTAACTTTCTGGTTTCATCAGATATTCTGGTTGACCATTGCTCAGACTGCTTCTGACTGGATCTGTCATCATCTTCTGAGCGGTCCGCCTCAAGAGTTAGAGTGCCCAGGCTTGCTGTTAGCCTGACGGCTTGTCTTAAAATCCCAGATAAGCTATCGTCGAGTGCGTCTGCATTTTTGGAAATTGTGAAACCAGAAATCGGTGGTGCCCAATGTTCCAAGTTAGTATTAGATTTCAAATGAGTATGGAGAGAGCTTTTCACCCAAGAAACCATTGCCTTTATTGATTCTGACTTCGTACCGTAGATTGAATCGAGAACCTCATCCCTGATGGACTGTATTATTTCATGCTTACCATCAATTCCCCGAGCAACAATGATTGCATTAATCCGCTCGCCTGAACCGATGATAGGCTCAAAGGACACTGACCACCACTTGCCCGCGTAGGTTGGTTTAGCTGGAAAGAGTGATATGTCAAATGTCATTGAAACATGTCCGATTGAGAGATGCATAGCCTAGATCTTATCAGAGTCTCGATTGATAACAATCTCTCGGTTAGAAAAGCTAAAATTTCAGCAATCACCGAGCCCGGAACATACATTGTTGCCTGAGCGCTAGACATTACGTCTTCCAAATTTAAAGCTCGATACATGGGGGCTATCATCTGTGAGGTGGTTCGTAAATCACGGAATTTTTCTAATTCGGTTTTGAATGAAAAAAGAGCCCTCAAAATATTGTTATCGATGGCCGGTTGGTTAGCTGGTAGCCCTTCTGGAAGTGCGAGTCCATGGTCGATGAATAAAAAATCATCGCCCCCATCATAAAGGATGTTACCAACATTTCTGTCATGATTGGCAATCCATTCATCGAATACACCAACATCCAGAGACGCTTTAAAATTTTGTAGTTTTTCATATGCTTGGCTGCAATCTGCGTACCTACGAAAGCTAGGGTAGGCTGCATCTTCAGAACCAAACATCAGTGCATGCTGCCCTGAGGGGATTACATCCAATGTAGTGTCATCTGCGAGAACAAGGAACGGCTTAGGGATTGGGATTCCAAGTTCTCTACCAAGAATGGCGCAGAATGCTTCCACGCAAATCTCCCGGGGATCAATTATCTTTGCAAACACTACGACCGTATTTGTTGCTGTTCTGACATGGGCTTTCCATGTCTGGTTTATGTTGCTATCGCTAAACAGCGTAGCTCCGGGTAAGAGAGTTGCTATCTCTATATTGTCCATATCCAAGCCAAGAGTTCTTACAATACCCCCGAGAATATACAGAATTCTCTTCTAGACATATCCTGACAAATGATCAGTACCAACAATCAGCTAGAAAGTGCCGCATGAATGCATAAATATTTAGTCTGTAAACGACCACAGCTAACCACCGTGGGCGGCACTGTATGTGAAGTGTCAGATGTGATCTTGATTACCATTTTCTACTGGTACGCATTGCTGCGTGGCAGTTTGAATGTGACATGTAAAATCATACCGCCCCATGAAAATCCACCCTCCAATTTGTTCACTAATCAATCAATCCTCCTGCTGATAACGATCGAAATTATTCTTTCATTAATTGCAATATAAACAATGATCATTTCATTTTATGAAATTATAATGACTGTATAAATATCAGGAGGTAGCCATGTCGAAAAAGTCCGTCAAGCCTGTCTTGCTTAGCGAGGCACAGATACAGGCAATCAAAAGAATTCAGGATGAACAACGTAAAAGGTCAGGAATCGGCGTGGCTCCGACGCTCCATGAGATTGCTCGCGGTCTGATGGATAAAGCCCTCTCTGGTGCTGTGTAGGTCGTTGAGGCATATGGAGCTGAAGATTATCGACTCTCAGCAGAGGCTTCTGGATTTCCTCAATGACCCGCTTAACACCGGAAACATTGTGGATGTAGGTGATAGCTATCTGATTAAGCCTGACGCTCTTTATATCGGCGTTTATGAGGGGGTGCTGCTAGCTGGTGTTCATGAGGTCAGGACGTTCTGGCACGGCGTGGTTGAATGCCATGCGGTCTATAACCCTGGATTCAGAGGGGAGTACGCGCTCGAAGGCCACCGGTTGTTCTGCAGATGGCTCCTGCAAAATTCATCTTTCACCAACAGCATCACGATGGTGCCTGACACAACGAAGTACGGCCGGGCAATCATTCGATTACTCGGTGCGACCCGTATCGGGCATCTTGATGACGCTTACCTCAGCAACGGCAAATCAATCGGCGTAACTCTGTACCAGTTAACGCGCCAGCAATATAAGGAACTCTCTCAATGCTAATTATTCAAATCGCACGCAAGCATCTGGCGGGTGCCGTCTACGAAAAAGGCGGTGATGGCGGCGCATCGAAAGCGCAGGCCAGAACTCAGCAGGAAGCCATCGATCTGCAGCGTGACCAGTGGAACACGGTCATGAATAACCTGAAGCCCTATGCCGACGTCGGCTTACCGGCTTTGCAAAATCTTCAGGGGCTTATGACGCTGGACGGGCAGAATCAGGCAGCAAACAGTTTCTTTGGCTCCGGGCTGTTTAAAACTCAGGCCGACCAGGCTCGTTACCAGAATCTGGCCGCAGCTGAAGCCACCGGCGGACTAGGTTCTACCGCAACCAGCAACCAGCTCTCATCCATCGCGCCGCAGCTTTTCAACAGCTGGCTCTCTGGGCAAATGCAAAACTACGGAAACCTGCTGAATGTCGGAATGAACGCCGCATCTGGCCAGGCTACAGCCGGGCAGAACTACGCCAACAACACGGGGCAGCTTCTGCAGGGGCTTGGTTCTATTCGTGCCGGGCAGGCACAGCAACCATCTGGATTGGCGCGAGGTCTCGGCGGCGCTGCTACTGGTGCTGCGACCGGAGCAATGATTGGTTCGGCAGCAGGTGGTATCGGTGCTGTACCCGGGGCGGTTATTGGTGGCGTTATGGGCGGTCTGGGGGGGTTGTTCTGATGGCTACTTGGCAACTCGGAGGGCTCACCGGTATGGGCCCACAGAATACAAACGCTCCAGGTTCTTCTGTACCGGCCCCTATGCAATATCAGCAGCAGCCGAATGTTGGTCTGATGGCCCTTCAGGGGCTTGGGGGCGTTGCTGATGCCTATCAACAGCAGAAACAGGCTGAGCAGTTGAAGGCTTATCAGTCGGGGATTAGTAACGCCGTAGCGAAAAATGATCGGGAGGCTGCTAAGAGACTTATTACTCAGTACCCTCAGTTCATAGCTGATACCCAGAAGCAGATGGGATTCATTGATACTGAGCAGAATAAGCAAACAGCTGAAGCCGCGATGAACCTTAGGCTGGCCTCGCAGTCGAGAGACCCACAGGCAATGCAGATAGCTGCTGTTCAGGCCGGGCCCGTTCTTCAGCGCTTTGGATTATCTCCTGAGGAGGTCTATCAGTCTTGGCAGGAAAATCCTCAGGAATTTGAACGAACCGCTGACCTGATTCATCTTCATGCGAACCCTGAAAGTTATTTTGATGTTCAGGATAAGATGGATGGGCGCGAAATACAGCGTGATACATTGGCCGAAAATATCCGAAGTAATCAGGCTACTGAGGCAAATACGCGGCGTGGTCAAGATATAAGCCGTGAAAATTCTATTCGTTCAGCATTTGCGCCGACAGCAGCAATGCAAAATTATAGCCAGTACGCGCAGATGCTAAAAACTGACCCAGAGGCGGCTAAGGCTTTTGCCTCCAGTGCTGGAATTAACACATCTGCCAAAAAACTACTGAAGGTAGAAAAAAATGATGACGGGTCGGTTACAAAATACTACACCGATGGCAGCGAGGAGGCTGGAAAACTCCTTCAACCAATTACGGGTGATGGCATCAGGCCGATTAGCTTGCCTCAAGCGCAGAAGGTTATGGAGAAAGCCCCTGAAGGATCTAAAAAGGCTGCAGGGTTTGCCTACCGAGTGAGGGATTCTCTGGATTCAATGGATCTGTTGAAACAAGAAATTAGCCCTTCTCGTGTTGCGGTCATAAATAATGCGCTGGGTAATGGGACCATTGCCAATATGACGTTGACACCTGAAGAACAGCAGTATGTCGTGAATGCAAATGATGCGATCATGGCTATATTGCGCCAAGAAACAGGGGCAGCTATACATCCTGAAGAAATGACCCAATATTACAAGATGTATTTCCCCCAGCCGGGTGACTCATCAAAGACCATCGACACTAAGCGCCGGAAGATGGAAAACCAGTTTCAGGCCCTAAAAGGCGCTTCTGGTAGGGCTTATGATGCTCTTCAAGTTATGTCTGCTGCTGACGTAGGGAAGTCTGGAGAGCAACCTCCTGCCACTCAAGGTCAAGGCAGTGCAGGCAACATTAGAAATCAGGCCCCAGCAGCAGCTATTCAAGCGCTGAAGAGTAATCCCCAACTTGCTGAACAGTTCAGGGCAAAATACGGCTATTTACCGTAGGAGGTATGCATGGCAAATTTCTTTGACCAGTTTGATTCAGAAACCTCCCAAGACCCGGCGAATAACGGAGGTAATTTCTTTGATCAGTTCGACGAAAAACCAACGAGCGTTGCACAAAGTTCAGCCCAGGATGGCTCACTGGCAGCAGGTTTCTCTCAATTAGCAGCGATGCAAAAGACCGGGTTAGACAGGTCAGCTGAGCAGGGTGCCAGGTGGGGCTCGGCAATGCGCGATGCCGTTACTGGTGAAAGCCGAATGACGCCAGAAATGGAGCGATTGCAAAATGTGGGGTCTGCTCCAGAGCTAAACAGCATCAGTTCCGATGCTTTACGCGCTGGATGGACTCAACTGTTTGGCTCTGACGCCTCACAGGAGAAGGTTCTCCAGAGCATGGGGGCTAAACTTAGGCAGGATGAAAAGGGTAACACTATCGTTTCCCTTCCTTCTGGTGAGTATGCGCTCAACAAGCCAGGGTTATCACCGCAGGATTTAACATCATTCCTGGCAAATGCGCTCGCATTTAGTCCGGCTGCAAAAGCCACATCAGTGATTGGCGCAACGGCTAAATCAGCTCTAACCGATCTCGGGCTACAAGGAGTCACTCAGGCTGTAGGCGGGGAGAGCGTAGACCCTGTTCAAACGGTTATTTCGGCTGGCATTGGCGGCGTTGCCAAAGGCATTGAAAATACCGCCAGTGCGGCTTCTCGCTCTGCGTTTGGGAAAATAGCCCCAGAGAAACAGGCGCAAATCGACTTCGCCAATCAGAATAACCTGCCGCTAATGACGACTGATATTCTGAAACCACAATCAGAAATGACCAGTATTGGTAAGCATGCCAGAACCCTTGCGGAACGCATTCCTTATGCCGGTACTGGTGGGGTGCGTAGCAAACAGCAAAATGCCAGGGAATCGCTTGTAAGGACGTTCAGTGATGGGCTGGGAGGGATATCAGATGCCCAGCTTTATAACTCCGCCACGAAAGGGCAACAGCAATTTATTCAGGCTGCTGGAAAGCGTTACGACCGAATCATCAACGCAATGGGTGACACTCCGGTAGATATCACCAACACCGTCAAAGCAATCGACAGCCAGATAGCCAGAATTACCCGCCCAGGCGCATCACAGGACAGGTCTGCGGTTAATGTGCTCCAGCAATTCAAGGATGACATAACCGGTGGTCCAAACAATTTGCAACTGGCGCGGGAGAATCGCACAAACCTCCGTAAGCGCTTTATGGCGGCGCCTGATGAAGTTGACAGGGATGTCCTGGAGAAGGCCGCGCAGTCGGTTTATAACGCTTACACGCAGGATATGAAGAGAGCCGTTGCTGGAAGGCTTGGGCCGCAGGAAGCGCAGAGAATGGCTAACGTTGATCGCTCCTGGGCGAAGTTCAACGACATGATGAGCAATACCAGAGTCCAAAAAGCTCTCAGGAATGGGAAAACAACCCCGGAGGATGTCACTAAGCTGATTTTCAGCCAAAGCCCTGCAGACCGGTCTCAGCTCTATAAGCTACTCGATGATAAAGGTCGGCAAAATGCCAGAGCTGCTATTGTGCAGCGGGCAATGGACAAGGCTATAAAGCCGAACGGTGATTTAAGTGTTGAAAACTTTATCAACGAGATGAACCGGAACCGGAAGCAATCAGCATCATTTTTCCGTGGTGAACACGGAAAGCAGCTCGATGGCATCATGAAATATCTGGATTCAACCAGGCAGGCATCTGTAGCATCAGCGCATCCCATCAATGGGCAACTTATTGCTGGGCCGACAGCTATTGCCACTGCCCTTGCCTCATCGCTGAACCCGTTAGTAGCGAAGGCGGCAGCAGTAGGAGGCGCGATTGGTGTAAGCGGTAGAGCTTACGAGTCCAGAGTGGTTAGAAACGCACTCCTCAGATTAGCGAACACGCCGAAGGGTAGCACGGCTTATGACAGGGCCATCAGAAATGTTTCTGAGAAACTGGCCCCAGTAATTCAGGCGACACAGGAAGAAGCTAGGTAATAGTAGAAATGCCAAGGATGGCAACTAGGCTCTTGTGAGCCTTCTCCATAAAATGATTGAAGCTATAGCCAAGCATACAATAGCTGATATATGCCCTACTCCGTATGGCATTTTAGAGATCTCTGCGAGAGACAGTGGCAAAGCAACTGATGAAAATAACACAACAACGCAAAAAATTAGCCCTAAAGCATAGTTAAATGCCCCCACTGATGAGAATGAGCCAAGGTATTTACCAATTCGTCTGTGGGCATGTAAAACCATAGCCTTTAGAGCTAAAAGCGCAATGTATAAACATAAGGCAATCAAACAATACCCCTCAATATTAGGGTATAATTTAGCGACAATAATCCCGAGCAAGATGGTGGTTACTGCTTGATAGTTCATAATAAATCTCACTTTTTTTGTGGTTTTATCTCTTATCCTTTGGCACGTATTTATGTATTGGCCATTCTATAAATGCTAACGCTATCCATGCAATAACGTTAAACCCAGGAAGAGTAAGGCATACAGCCATTTTCCAATCAAAGCCTGCCTTTTTAGATATTTTCAGTGCTGGAATGAAGAAGATTACAGCATAGACAATCAACATTATGATGAGAGAAAGAGGCGACCCCTGTTGTGCTTCCATAACACTCCCCTTGCTTGAGTTCAGTAACAAGACTACCACGCGGCTTCTATCTAAAATAGACCAGAGTAGACTGATGTGAGACAAAACCAATCCCGAGTTTCGCGACCAGTACGCGCACGCGCGCGAATAGCATATTATGCTGTTAATGGCGAGGTTTACATTATCGCGAAGATTTATTAGGGGTCACTATGCGAGGCAAAAAAGTAGTTTATGCAACAGTACGCGCGCGCGAGGAAGACTTTTCTGACATCACCACACGAGCAGGAAGATTTTTGTGGAGTCACTACGCGAGCATAAATGATTCCGTGGCGAAAGAAGGACAACTGTGAATTTCTTTAGTCCATAAAAAGGGTTGGCGCATTCCCCTAAAAGTGCAGAGAGAATGCTATAGCCCTTAGAATACCCTATGGTCAGTAACGATACAGGAGCGCCACCATGTTAGACCGTGCCACGCTGGAATTAACGATGCTGGAGATAGCCAGGCAAAGCGGAGAGCGAGTTGATAACCACATCCGCTACACCATCCGTACCGGGCTGATACAAGCGCTACAGGCCAAAGAGCGCCACCGGCGCAGAATGACCGCGCCATCCTACCAGTGGAAAAAGCCAACAGCCCCACGCAGATAGCCATGCACTATGCCTGCAGCGCCACCTCCAGCTTACAGGCATGGCTGCTATGCCGTTTCCAGGCGCTGTAGATATCCTTATCCCACGCTTTACCTGCTTTAGTCTGATAACCCGCCTCATTGAGCCGCTCAGCGATGATGCGGCCATTATCCAGTCCCTGCCGGATGGTATCTGCAACAATCCTGATCACCTCCGCCTCGTTGTACGGCTGCGGCGGTATTCCCTGTTTGCCACCGGCCAGAGCGGCGGCGGCTACTTCCATCCGTTCCACCAGCGCCAGCATTCGGGATTGTGGGTTGCTCTCTGGCTGGCTCAGTTTGCAGCGAAGGGCATCGACAAGCCACGCGGTTTTATCGCCGCCAGAGGATGCTACAGCGTCATTAAACGCGTCCTGCAATTCAGCCGGAACGCGGAAGGCTACCAGATTGGATTTACTCATTGCGGAGCCCCCGTATCAGTGTTTGGTATCTATACAGTATACCACTGTATAACGCTGTTATACGTCAACTATTGGGCGTAACTAATTGGTGAGTCTGGTTATCGCTGGTTAAAGAACTGGCTGACGTTGTGAAGGATTACATCAAAAGTAAAAGCTGATCCGTTGGTTGCCAAACGCGAGGTTACCAAAAAAGTTACCACGGAATCGACGATGTTGAAGTGGTTACCAATTATGGTTACACGACTGGTTACCAGCAAATGGGCCTTTTGAGACGTTAATCAACTCAACGCATAGCGGGCAGGTTAACGCATAAGCTCCACGCATAGCTGCACGATTCAGCCAACCCGCACGTATTCCCCTGATAATGAATTATCAGCACCGCCGGTATCTCTGGTTATCCGGCACATTCCCGGCAGGCCGTAGCGCGTCACATTACACCAGACGCCGGGAGCATCGCCGCTACCCTGTGTTGTGTTCTGCCGCTGTTCGTACACCGTCACCCGTTCCAGCAGGCCACCAGCAACCATATTTTCTAACGTGCGCCGGGTAGATTCGAGCTGGTGGCGCTTGTCGAACGACTCCATGCCGTGAAGCAGGTAGGCAATACCGGACACGTCCAGCGGAGGTGCGCCGATCTCGCTCGTCACCCAATCGAGGTTATCCGGCTCAAAGTAGCTGAGTATCTCTTTTTTGCGGCTGGTCATTCTCAT